AGCTTTCAAACCACTACCATTGTATTAGTAGCAACGGCGGCGACAATATCCGCCTCAGAAGTTGATAACTGCAAGTTACTTGCATAGTTTTGTGGCGTTCTGGCCATTTTATGTATCCTCTTCCCATGTAAGGGATGCGCTCATATCTGCACCTGCTGCACTGGGCACATTCATTGAAATTGTTAGTGTCTCACCAGGTAAAATAAGATTATTAAACTCGTTCGTACCACCGGATGCAGATGAACCTATTACGATAGCCGCTAAAAGCTCGCCACCTGATACCGTTATAGCACTAGTTTCCACTTCAGCAATTGACCCGACTTTATCCACGTATGAAAAATTAGTTTCTGAGGCAAAGACTGCATTCTTTCGGATTTGAACAACTGCGCCCTTATTCCCATCAGTAAATGCAGATATTGCCATCGGTATAATTCGACCCAAATTAACTTTATCCCCAAACACCTCACGGCACCGGATAGAAACTATATTTGTTGCTGTTGTTCCTACTCCTGCCTCGGTATTGAACGCAGAACGGGTAGCTTTTATTTGTTGTCGCTCCCCTTGGTTAAACGCCGATGCTTCTGTTCCTGATACGCCGTGATCTGTTGTATTGCCTAAGTTACTAACCGCCCAAGTGATTCTAAACGAGGTGGATGCAAACATCGGAGTTGTTTCAACATTGGTGTGAACTTTTCTATGTACCAATACATATAAACCCGTTTCACCGTCTTCAATGTAATAATCTACGCTACCATTATGTACTATCTTGTATCGATTAAGCTTTGACGGGTCTAGCGGCATATCTAATGTGGCTTGCTCGCTCCAATCTGCCTGCTTTATGAATTCCTGTGCTCTTATCACTCCATCAGCCACTTGTGACCATGAAGCAACTGCCGAACCAGGACTTGAGAATGAAAATGAACCCGTTTCTGGAGCTGCAAATATAGCCCTAGCAACTACTGTGTCGCCGTTTTGAGTGAAGTTATATAATGGCACTTGCGAGTTAAGGCTCTCTGCTATTTCAAATGCATTGTGTGCTTCTGTTCCTGCCGTCAGTGGCACTGTGTAACCTGTTCCGTCAATGGTAACTGTAGTGCTTTCCGCGCCTCCTGCTTGCGTTGTTATCGTCAACTCTTCAATGATAACCTTGCCGCCATGCTGGAAGAATACGCCGAATTCAATACCTTCATAGCCGAAGAACATCGAATCACTTGCGCTCGATGGGCCTGCAACCTGCCTGCTATCTGCCAGCCCAGCGTCAAACCTCGCTGTGAATATGACTTCTGAACCCTGGCCTGGTCTTGATATGATTTGCCTATCAGTGAAGATAGCCGCAAGCCCCGCCGAACCTGTTCCGCTTGTCACTGTGAATTGACCATCTTCCACAACAGCAGTGCCACCGGAAACAATTGTCCTAACTTCGCTAGTGGTATTATATTCAGCGCTGATTTGTATTTCAGGGTCGCGCTGTGCAACCTGCAATTCATCAAACGCCGTTTTAAGTAAGTCTTGTTCAAAGAAACTCATATTATCGACCACTCATTAGCGTCTATTGTGTAAATTAAATGAGGCGAGCTATATCTAACGCCAATTGTCTTGGTTGTTGCGCCATCGATTGCGCCCACCACTTTCACGCCACCTGCATTCTGTCGCTTTATATGCACTTGCTCGCCATCATCAGGGTTAGCATTTAGCGTTATTGTTATCGCTGCGGTATTGGTACATATAAGTATCTGGTTGCCAGTTGTTGTGAAGTTTGCGTTAGCTGTAATTACCTCTAAAACTTCCGAAACCGGAGCCTGTACAGCCATTTCTTGACTGACTTCTAGCTCTTCAGCTAATTCATCGACATTAGACGTTTGTATGCCTGGCTCGTATAGCTCGCCTATCTGCGACTCTGCAATAGCGTCATCGCCACCACCCGTTCTAAGCCATATGTCATGTTTCCAGCGGTTGTCGTACTCATACCACGCCCTGACTTCAGGGTCTTTTAAGAACCCATCAGGTATTGGATACAGAAACGGGTCAACTTGTACAACCATTAGAAACCAGCCTCGCGTAATTCAATTGATGCACCATGAATCGATATGAAAACAGGATCACTAACACGCATCTTTATAATAATTTCGTAAGCTGAAGCCATGTAATAAACGGTAACTTTCTCGCGTGCCTCACCTTGCCTGCCTAATTCCACAGAACCCATAGGATCAAACGACTTTCCACCATCTAATGAGGCGTAAAACATAGCCTGTGGCTTTTCACCTTGGCCAGTAATAAGGCCAACACCGGTTTCCATAATCACGGTAAAGGATGACATCTCAATACGGTTACCAGTTGGGCTGACAATAGGAGGGCTTACACGCTCGTTTATGATGACTTGGCCATTGTCGGTAAAAGTATCAACATCCAACTCTAAGACGTTACCACCATCAGCTATAAGCTTCTTACCGTATGCTTCAGCGTATGACGTTCCTATATATTGATTTTCATCGGCACCGGTGGACAGTTGAAACCAAGCGTTACCCGTTTCATTGAATGCCCACGTCTTGCCCTCAGTCGGGAATGAGATTATATAGAAATACATCCCCTCGATATTCGCAACAGATGCGCGCGCGTCATCAGATACATCATAGCTCTGGAATTCTGCGGCTATTGCTGGTGGTGTTGCTGGTTGTGGTTGAGTACCTGAGAACCTATAAACCGTTCTGTCAGTGCCTAGGAAATATACAAAGTCTGTGCTATTGGCTACAGAGTAAACAGCAGCCAAACCTATTTGCATGGTTCCGCCCTGGACCCTATCAACTGGCGGGTTGCCTGTGCCTGAGTTGTACCAAGTCTCTACTGTGCTTACATCACCAAAGGGAAATATTCGTTCATTGAATGCGTAAACTCGTATTGTGTCATCAGGTGCGCTTTCAGCAGTGGCAAAGTTATTCGGAGCAATCGAACCAGGAACACCGAAGTCGGAAACCTGAAACTGACCACCGTCAGAATCATTGATCATTAGGTTATTAAGGAACGTAACAGAGTTACCAGGTTTTAAATCGCTGTCGGTTAGCTCGGTCAATACGTCAGCAGTGACCAAATAGTCTTGGCTACCCGTGGCAATTCGCATCGTAGTGCCGTTATCAGCGAAGATACAGGGCTTATTACCTTGAATGAAACCCAAGTTTGTTTGCTTGCCTACTAAATCTATTTTAAACAGCGTATTAGTTGTGACCTTGTACAATTCTTTAGCGAATACATGCATTCCACGGTCAACGCCACCGGCAGTAGAGAACGATTTAGAACCTGGCCAGCTGGTCATTGCTGCCTCAGTCTTACCAGTAGGCACAAACTCAGGGATCATATTCATTGTCACTTGACTAGATAATGATCTAGACCTATGAGCGTATGATTGCCCTACGAAATTTACCGGTACGGCTTGGAACGTCAAGGAGTTGACCCCTCTACACGCATCTTAGGAGCTGGGCCATAGCGACCTTGCTTGTATCGCTTATTAATGCCCTGGATAATCCCGAAGAACTTCCGCTGATAATTGGCCTCGTTCTCGGTATCGTTCGCCCATCCAAATAATGCAGTCAATGCACCGTATAAATAGGCAGAAGGATGGTTGGTTAGAACTATATTAGTAGGATTGGCCGCGCTCAATGGAGTGGGTATGGCTGAATACTGCATGTCTACCGTATAAGTAGAATCAGGCACTCGGTCAAACTCTAATTGTGAGGTAACAGTAAAGAATCTAGGTTGACCGCTCGCGCTTTGGATGGCCATTTGATCTGGAGCCATGTATTGAACGTCACAACTACCACCGCCGATATTAAGCTTAAGCCTACGCATAGTTATAAAGCCATCAGGAAGGGCTAGGAACCTGGTAGGGCCTGTAGTCGCTTCCGCTCTAGTCTCCATCTGCCGTAACTGCAAAGGGAAATCAGGATTGGCATACATAGCCTCTTCAGCTAGCACAATGAAATCATCTATCCTATTAGAGATATCACCGCGATGTGAAAAGTCTATAATCTGAGTCTTTAAATTAGCAAACGTATCTAAAGCCATTGTTAATTACTCAATCAATAGGGGTTACTGTGATTCGCTGCGCTGCCGTTAGTTGTAAGTGTGCAATATGGGACAGTCCCAACACATCAAGCGCTAGTGGTGCGTCATGTGAAACGATAATGCTTGAGGTTGTAGCTGTTGCGCCGCTTAGTCCTGGCAATACATAGGTAGCACCCTCAACAGTTATTAAAACCTTTTCAGCTTTAATGCCTGAAGCGTCAACCGGTATAGCTATAGTCGCACTAGAACCGCCAGTGGTAGCACCTGACCCTTCGCCTGTTATCTTCATCATCTTCATTAGAAATTTCCTGTTCTGGTTCTTAACTTCGAATAAGCTGGATCATTAAGCCTGCGCATTAACCAACCGCGATTAGATAGGTGCAATGGATCACTGCCAATCTCTTTGCGCCATTGATCGATTAAGACTAGGGGAATAGATGCGATCTTTTGCAAGCCATCCCCCATTTTAGAGAGTGAAGTCTGAGAATCCCGCTCGGCTTTATTGGCTTCAAGGTAAGGGTCCACATCCTGAATCTGCTTGATAGTCGTAGTATCAGACATTTCGTCATAATGTAGCGTGCTTACAATATCGCCATTAACGTCGAACAAAAACTTAGACATTCATTTACCTCTTAATTACGATAGTTACCGCAAGTTTACGAGTGCCAGTTGAGGCCCCGTTAGTTTCTATTTCGATAGCATCACCAGCCGCAACAGTGCGTAAGCCAGTAGGCCGTGAAACATCAGTAGTGCCAGCAGCCGAACCAGAAAAGGCAATAGTAATTGCCCCATTGGTCATAGCCGTTCCGCCGATCTTAGGGGTTATGATTGCATCAACCGAAGTTATTGCACCATCGATAGCAGTACGAATCTCTACCACTTCACCGGCTGTTTCGTCGGTAATAGGGATATAGATCTGATCCGCGCTCGATACATCGTCAATCTGAGCTGTCAGAAAGACGTTGTTTAGATTAAATGTACTCATTTCGTATCCTCCAAAGAGAGGGCCGAAGCCCCCGCCAGATTAAGAAGTGGTTAAATCGAAGATACCACCACTAGCTGCTTCGTTAGAAGACTGAAGCGTGTACTCGACAAGCATTTGCTCACGATCAGTATCACCAGTTTTAGCCAGCTCACTGGATTGGAAATCTCGTAATACTGCAAACTTCCACTTATCCATTTCTAATACTAAGCAATCACGAGATCGCATGTGTCGGCTAGGCATGATAACCAAGTCACCAAAGTCACTCACATATACATCAACAGCATTGATGATTTTCTTCGCGCTGCTTTCGATATTACGAGTAGCACCACCTGAGAACGCAGATAGAGTCTGCTTATTGAATGATCCAACAAAGATAGTATCTGGCTCGCCGCCTTCATCCCAACATGAAGCCAATACAGACTTCAATTGAGACTCAGTGAAAGCACGTTGATCACCATCAGTACGCGCATCAGTACCATCACCAGTAGGATCAGCACCAGAACCACCACCAAAGTCGGTGTTAGTTGCTAGCCATGCAGGGATACCAGCAGCTTCACGAGCTGTTGAACTATTACCTGTTACCTGAGCGTTGTTAGCGAATAGAGTAGACTCAACATCAGTCTTAAGCTCTAAACCAGACTTCATAATCTGGAGCGCCATTTCATCAGAGCGACCCGCAGAATCAACGACGCGTTGAGTACCTGTAACACGAGGCACCTTATCACTGATCTGAGTGCGGTTACCTAGTCGAACGGTAGGAGTAGAGGCGGTAGTAGTCGCATCATCGCCTTCAATTACTGCGTTAGTAGCTGAAGGAGTCGCTAGTACATCAGTCTGCCACTCGTGGTTAGTTGCTGTTGCCGGCACTTTTGCAATACCAGAAAGCAATGGAGTAGTGGATGGAGAAATCATTGTGATAATGTCGGCTAGGTCTTCACGGTTACCAACTGCATCATAACTGTCAAACGTATCTGCTGGTTGAGTCATTTTATGTCACCTTATCTTGAGGAAAGTTGTTTAATTGCGGCTAGTGCGTCTGACTTAGACCCTGACTTACGCAAACGCGCCTTAGCGTCCTGCATCTCAGTAGGTTTAGCCTTTGCTCTGCCTTTTACAGCTTTAACAGCCTTCGGAGCTTTGCGCACCTTCTTGGCAGTTAATGCCTTTTTGCTGTCGATTGCATTGAATTTGGAAGCTTGAACCAGGGATAAATAAACACGGTGATCTGAAACACCTGTTAAATCCATACCTATGCTTGATGCGTATTCGAGGGCTGCCTTAAACTCACTATCTCTAACCTGTGGATCTGACCAGGCCGGTATCTTACCAATGAGTATGTTACTTTCCTCTGCTAACTTCGCATTAAACTGTTCTTTTTGCTGGGATTTGGCTTCGACTAGCTTGGCCTTCTTCGCTTTTAATTTCCGCTCCTGTTTCAGATACTCAGCAGGGTCATCATCGGCTAATTCATCCCAGTTAATACTTGCTTCCTCTTCTGCGATTAGACTATCTAGCGCTGTCACCTTGTCAGTTAATGACTTAATGGCTGCGTCTTGCTGTAACGATTTGGCATCTAGCGCCTTACGTTGATCAGCAACTTCGGTAGTCTTTCGCGTGTAGTCAGATTGTCTAAGGTTGCCTTCCTTCCACTCTCGGATTTGACTAAGGGTTATCTCTTCGCCATCTATATCGAAATAAGATTCCTCTTCAGCACTGAGCGCTTCGGGTTGTGCTTCCTCTTCTGTTTCTAACTCTTCGACTTCGTCAACATCAACTTCATCGGATAAAGTGTCATCATCTGACACGTCTACTGCCTCAATCACTTCGTCGGTTGTCTCTGAGAGATCCGTTGTAGTATTTAAAGCTTTGATCTTATCTAAAATATCTTGTGACATAATTATATACCTGGAATGAATTTCTTGCCACGTTCGACAAGGGTTGCTTTTGCGACGTTGCCGGATTGCATGACCTGTTTAAAGTGTTTATCCACCCATTCAACAGTCTGCATCTTGCGCCAGATTTCGTTACGCTCGTCATTCTCTTTAAACTTGGTCTTCTGGAATTCCTCCATTAACCGCGCACGAATCATTACAAAAGCTTCCTGATAGATCGGGTTGTTCAGTACAGCGCTTGCTTGATCGCCCCGCACTAATTCCTGTCTATCCTTCAATTCACTCATTTATGCCCCTTGGCCTTTGCCTGGTATGTCAGTGTTAAATTTCAATTCTAATTCAGAGTATTTAAACTCTAAATCCGCGATTGTTTGGTTGGCATCTGCTAATTCTTTAACGTTAGCCTGTCGCCGCTTCTCTTCTAATTCAGCGGCCTTCAGCTGTAATGTTCCTTGAGCTACTGCAATCTTGCCTTGCTGCTCTATCATTGCGGCCTTAGCCAATGGATCTTCTTGGCCTTGTAGCTGTTGCAGCATACCCTTCATTTGCGCATTCTCAGCCATTAATACTTCTTGTGGTATCTCTGGATCATTGGCAAAGTCACCAATTCGACTAATGCCCATGCTGCCTAGTATCTTGACCATGACATTGTAAATCTTCTTATCGTCGGTAACTGTCGATCCTGTAGCCTTCAATTGCTGAAGTATCTGGAACAATTGCCCCATGTTTTGCAGCATTGCTTCGTCATCGCCAGCAGCTAAACCCACGTTACTAGTGATGGAGTTGTGAGATACCCACTTTAAAGGCTGGATAGTCATAGGCTTGCCGAGAATCATTATCTCTAGATCTTCGACCTGATACCGGCTTACATACCAAGCCATACCGTCAAACAGCTTCCTAAATCCTGTCTCAGACATGACGCGCGCTACCAACTCAGTCTTAGCCGCCCCGCTTTTGCTCATGCCTTCGAATCTAGCAACTGACTCTTCACCGAATCTATCAGCGTCTAAGCCCTGATTAGCTAGCTGATTACCAGTTGATTGAGATTTGAGACTATCCCAGTATTGAATAACTTGTAGTGCTTGGTCGCCAATATATGGAGTCTGGAGCTGGAACACTGCGCTAGTAGGGTCGCCTTC